CTGATGAAAAAACCACGCAAGCTAAGCAAGACGACAAACGTCGTGCTCAGCACTTTCAAGTTCGGCTGGACAAGCAGCTAGCCGAACAGCTGCAGCACTACGCGGAGCAACGCCATCAAGGCGTGATCAACGCTGCGCTGCAAACCATCATCCTCAAGTTTTTCAATCAAAAGTAATGGCTGACTTCGCACCTGACGCCTTCAACATCTGGGGCAACTTCAACAAAGACCAAAAAAAAGACGGCCATTATTGGGCAGCCATGGAAGTCCCTGTGGCTGAACTGCGCAAGATGGTCGAATGGGTCAAAACCGCAGACCGCTGCGAAAATCAAAAAGGCGAGGAATGCGTCAAGCTCCGTGCCAACCTGATGCCGCGCCAAAGCCAAGCAGGCAACGATTATCTGCTGATGGCTCTGAGTGATGCCAAGCCCCGCCCAGCTGACAAATCAGGCGCTGACTTTTAGTCTCTATGTTGAACGAGAAACGAGGAGCGCCCCGCGCTCCTTTTTTTATGTCGAAGCCAACCATTGAGCAGGTTGAAAAAGACGGCATGACGCTTTGGGAGGTCTGCCAAGGTGGGACCGTTCGGCAGTTCAAACAGGACTGGAAAGCCCGCTGGTATTACGAGAGTTGCGTGCGGTATTACCGGACCAAGGTTCTTGGCAAAGGCTCTTAGCTCCAGGCTTAAGAGCAAACCTGGCTAAGCCCTTGCCAATGGCATACCACCTGTGTATATTGGAGAGGTCAAGGGGAGACCCACCTCAAACAAGCCAATGAACTACTGGACACCCGAACGCTGCAAGACCATCCCCACCATGGTCTTGATGGACAACTCACTTGAGATCTCTGCTCAAGGCGCTGTCTCAAAGAACCCCAGCATCCGCAAGCGCAACGCTGAGATCGTCGAAATGATTCAAGCCGAGCTGCGTTCCCGCTTCTGATTAGCCAGCCCCTTCGGGGGCTTTTTTAGTCCCAAGTGGCAATCTTGGCGTCAAGTTCGCCAATCCTGCCCACGGCTTGGCTGAGCAGTTTTGACTGATGCCAGCTCTGCCTGACCAACGAAACGCAAAGCGTTTTTAAGACCTCTTCGTCTTGGCAGTTCTGCACTTCTCTAACGCTGCGCTCAATCTCCAGCTCCTCGTGCAATGAGGGGGACACCTGCATCCAGTCTGCCCAGCCCATCGGATTGTTTCAGAACCTTTCGTTCTGAATGGTAAGCAGCGTTTTTGTGCATGTCCATTGGCTATCAGCTACGGATGAAAATCATCCAGCCTGTGCCTGGGCCATCAACCAGCCACCGATAATTGAACTCGGACTGGCGCACCCGCACAGACTTGCCAGACCTTGATTTGTCATGGCCGCCCTTCTCCATAAGCGGGTAGCCCATCGGGTCGTGCATGACGTAATACTGATCGCCGACTGGGCTGTGCTTCCCTTGGTAGCCGGTGATCACCGACCAATGACCACAGCTGAGGTGGTCGCACATCGGCGGTTCGCCTTTGGTCAGGTCGCCAGCGTGCAGCCATCCCACGAGAACCGCGCCACCGCGAGAGATCGACTCTTCGATCATCTCCGGCGTGCCCTCCTTAGTGAACTCCACATCCAAGCCCAAAGATCGAAGCGTTTGGAGCTGGGCGTCAACGCTCGTGGTGTCGCCGTAGTGGGCCAAGTGGTAGATGTATTCATTATCTGAATCGACCAAACCGGCGCTGGCTGCGAGCATGGCGGCAGAGCTGGCAAAGCATTCACGCCAGCCGTCGTAACCGTTGTCGAGTTGCTGGAAGTAGGGAACAAAGAAGACTTCTTGGTCAATGCCTGCAGCCCGCCACGCCTCGAACCAGAGACTGTCCTCCTGCAGAAGCTCAGCAGGCATGGCCTCTTGTAGGGCCGCAACTCCAGCCAGGTGATAGGGCGAGTCATCGCGGAAGTGCTGAAAGAAGGGCAGCAAACTCAGCACACCCAAGAAAGCTACAGACGGCTTGATGATGCCTGGCTGCAAACGCTTTCGCCAGCCGTATATCCGCCGACGAACACCAGCATTGAGCTGCACAGCAACAGCATGACCGCGCCGCCTGCAACGAACCAACCGGTTACAGAAAAAGCGGACATTTTCATTTGTCAACGCGCTTCTCCGGGTACATGGACTTGACCACAAAGGACACCACTTGATCGTCAATTTGTGATTCGGTGGATTCTGCATAGGCGGTCAAAAGATCGACCACCAGTTTTTTGACCCCTTCCGACTGTAAGAAACGGAACAGGATTGGACGGATCAGCAGCAGCATGGTTTTGCCTGATCGTTACCCTTAAAGCGTAGCTCTGTTGTGACATGGCAGAAACTCCAGACGATCATCACGAAAAGGAAGGCATCTCAATGGCAGATGTCGTTAAGGCGCTGGTGCTGGCTTGGAGTGCTGCACTGCTGACTGCGTCCTATCTGGGCATCTTCCCTCAGATGAAAATGGACAACACGTTCGTGGCATCACTCCTGACCGGCGCTATGGCCTCGTTTGGCATCGAGCGTAAGAACAATGGCAATGGAAATAAGAAGCCGACTATTGTTGACAACAAAGACACCAAAGCTGGCATCAAATGACCCGCGCACTTTTGGTATTGGGCATCACATTGGCAGCCGCTTTGCCCGCTCATGCTGATCTCACTCACCGAATCAGCAGCTCGGTGCAGCTCGATGTTGGCGCTGCTTCAAGTCGTGCCATTCGAGTTGGAAACAGCTACAGCATCAGCGGGAGCGGAGTTGACACATCTATTACTGCAGGGGGCAACACAACTGCTGACGCTCTTGGAGGGCTTGGCGCAGCAACCAACGGCGTCAATGCGATCACAATTCCAAACGCAAGTCAAAAAACCGCCGGGAACGCTTTTACCTTTAGCACCAGCTATTCTGCCGGGGATTTGGTGCCCACGTCAGCCCCGACCGTTGGCGCTGTGCCCGCCTTCGGCGATGTGACCAGCACAGCCGCGGGGACGAACACTGGGCTAAGTGGGAGCGTCACCACGGCGGGGACCGTAACGATTGCCCCAGGTGGAGCCAATACCAGTGCAATCGGTCAGGTGATCAGTGAACTGCAAAGCCGCTAGTGCATTGCTGCTGCTCATGGCATCTCCAGCAGCAGCTGTGCCTGTAGTGCCGAATTTTTCGCAGGGAATTGTCTCCTCTCACAGCGAGTCAAAGACGGTTGTGCGCGAGAGCATTGTTTCCGAGAGCTATCGCACAGGTTTTGAGTACAGCGTTAGCGGAACTGGGGTAGAACCTACAAGCTCTGTTGTTAGCCCCACCGCAGGCCCTACATCATTGAACCTATCGAGCCGCACAACTTGGAAGCAAACTACTCCGGGTGCAGCTTTCCAGTTCGCGGAAACCTACAGCGGGCCTGGTCTGATTGAAAAGGTCACCATTGAACGCGAAACCATTATCGAAACCGTTACCAACTCCACCAGCACGTTTAGCCAATGAGAGCAGCTGTTGCAGCCTTTTCGCTCAGCTTTTTGTATTGCTTACCTGCCGCAAGTCAGGTGAGTGCAACTGCATCTCCAGTGAGCAATTCTTCTGGCTCCGTTGTTAATCAAGCGGTGCAAATTACGCCAGGTCAATATATGAAACACAGCTATGGATCGCAGATCCAGTGTGACTCAGCAACGCTAAATATCTCCCCTTTTGTGTCGTCTACCCATTCTTTTGGCAAGCCAGACAATCAGTATTATCAAGAGCCGGTCTATGACAACAGCGACAACTTTGGCTTAGTTGACCCAGAAACAGGGCTGGATGGGCCTGATGGGGTGCCTGACAATCCTGGCCGCATTCTCTACACCAAGCCGCAGAGGACAGGTTACCGCCAGAACTACAGCAATAACTTCGGCATCACCGCTACCTTTTCGATCCCTCTGGATCGTGGACCGATTGAACTTTGCAAGCAGGCAGCCAAGAAGCAAGTCGAGTTGTACCAACAAGCTTTAGCCGATAAAAGGCTCAACTACGAAATGGGCAGGCTCAAAGCATGTGCGACTGCTCTGCGTGAGGGTTATGGCTTTGCCAAGACCTCACCGTTTTATTCGATCTGCGCTGATGTCGTCCTAAAACCCAAGCCGGTAGAAGGTCACACGCACCAGATCATTTACCCAGAGCCCGTCTTAGATCGCGAATGGCTTGATTCCGGTGACGCTGCACCGCCCGCCGCTCCTGCAAGGATTCCTGTTTTGCCTTACGGCCAAGCTTCTGATTGATCTTTTTCACCACCTTCTTCGTCAAAGGCTTTGCCAGCTTCTGCAACACTGATGCGATCGGCTTGGCAAAGATAGCCACAGTCGTTGCTGCAGCTGCAGTCAGGCTCACCGACACCAACGGTCCAGCCTCGGGCAAATAGTTATTTACGACCTGCTGAACAGGAACTGAAGCCCAAACCTCCTTGCACTCCCCGTCAATTAGCTCATAACCATTAAGTATCTGATTGCCCAGTTTCGAGAAGCTACCGATTTCCTTCGCGCCAAAGGGTGGGCAGGGTGTGGTGTTTGGGGGCAAATTTGGAGCGTCA